AATTACAAACTAAACATAAAAATTATCATTACATAAAATCCAAATAGGATAAATATAGTAGTAATAATGTAATACATAAGCTCTAACACAAAGGCAATCTCATCAGAGTACCTTTCTATAAAATCCCTCGTTGGTGATTTTCTACGCTCATACCATCTCATTTCATCTCCCTAATGTATTGTTTTTTTACCAAGCTCAATTTCAGCCAAATGATTTGTAAGTTGCATTTCTTTAAACCTAAGGTACTCTCTCAATAACTCAGGAGCATAATACTTAGGACATTTGTGGTCACTAAGATATTGCACAATACCGATTATTAAAGTTTTCCATTTTTGCGCTGCCTCTGGCCTACCTTCTTGACCTTCATTAACTCGCCATTTTTCATTAACAATCCACTCAACGTCTGCTTTATCAACGTAGTTTTCAAGATGTTTAAAATCTTCTTTTTTCATATCATCTAAATTTAACATAATTAAAACTCAATAGACCCTGCACAACGTGCTTTTTCGTAATACTGCATTAAAGTAAACTCAGGCTTCCAATACATATCTCGCTCAATCATTGGTATGTGTCCAAGACGTAATTGACCTTCAAGCTCAGCAAGTGAAACATAACCTAGCTCTGGAAAGCCTTGTCCTAAATCGCACAATCCAAACAGCACAATATCTTCACTTGAAACTTTGCTAGCTGCAGTATTTATTTCGGACAACAACCAAGTACCACTTCCATAGGCATTGAATAACTTTAAATAAGGCACTCGTTTGTATTCAGGTTTAGCCATATTTGACCATAACTTTCTTTCAATTTCTTTAGTAATTAATTTCATTATGCGTATCTCTCGCTTAGTAATTTGTTTACAAAGATTAATTGATTTTCTCTTTCTTGGTCAGTCAACACTTTAGACTTTTTAGAAAGCACACATCTTTTGTAGCCTTCAAGAGCCTCAGTACTGGACTCTGATAATAACTTTCTTTCAATTTCAGTAATTAATTTCATAATACCACCTTAAAATATAACTTCCTCTTTAGTAATTTTGCCATAAGAGTACCAAGTACCGACAATAGCCTGACTACCTTCCCACTCCTGCAAAATAGGACAAGACGTTAATTCTTCAATAGTAGCTTTACCATCCGATATGGTGGAAATATTCTCATCAATAAGTTTATGGTAAAGGTCTGCAAAATTATCAATCAACTCATGTGCAGCATCCTCGGACTCTACAAAGCCAATCAATATCTTTTTATACTCTGCTGTTTCTAGCTCTAGTTTTAGCGTACGAACGGAATCAATATTTTTCATTTTACCTCCAGTCAATTTCATTAGTACTATCTTCTCTTTTTATCCAACAAAAGACAAATTTTTATTCCTTTAAGGAATAACACAAAAGGGTAGCCGAAGCTACCCTGCAACTGCCTCCCTTTTTTCTTTTCTAAGCCTATTGACTTTGTTTATAAGAGGCTTGTTATCAGTCCACCATAGTTGGTAATCAGCAAGTTCAGTCCAATCTTCTTTGAAGATGCCTTGCAGCTGATTGTAAACCTTATGCATAAGGTCTAGCTCGTCAACAATGTCCTTCTCTTGAATAGAGAAGTGTTTTAAGTAGTCATCTAATTTCACCTTTTTTCCGATGGCCTTAGAATTACGTATGTATTGTAGCTTGGCTACAAAGTCATTCAAATCGTCAATTTTCATTTTACCTCCAATCAACATTAGCTAGATTGTCTAACACTTAGCAAACTAAGACAAATTTAAAAAAGGCTCTCTGACCACGAGTCATTTATGCAATTGTTATACAAAGCAGATTGTTTTTGTCCTGCATATTTGTCACCTAAGTAATGTTCAAAAAATTTAAACTCATCTCCCCATTTAGTATGTAGCTCTGTGTGGTGTTTGAAACATAAAGGCACAACGTGTTCGTCACCTGACCTCATGCCAAGTCCTCTTTTCTTGTCTTTTGGTTTTAGTAAATGATGCACCTGTACTGGTCTGGTATTACATATCATGCAAGGGCGCTGCGCAATTAATTCCAAATACTCTCTATTTTCATTTCTTTTTTTTGGCATTTTTTTCGCTTTCAAAAAACTGTTTCAAGATTTGATTAAATTTATGTTCTATATTTTTATTTATCTCTTGCAAGTCATTATACTCAGACTTTGGTATGTGTTGCCATAAATTATATTTTTTAATCAAATATTGCTCATGTTGTCTTTTTTCATTACCTGCTAAATGGCAAATCCATACATACAAATCAGCTTTTTTTGGAGTCATAAACTATTGCTGTAATTCACGAATAGTCTGCTCTAATATTTTGCGCATCCTTGCTTCTGTGCCTTCTAAATCCTGCGCTTTTTCATAAGCTATTGCAAATGCCCTGATTAAATGTGCGATATCCATATCCATAACATTTATCCACAAATCTTTAGATTTGGAGTAATAAACTAAATGCTCGTCAAACATATCTGATGGTATTGCACGTCCTGTAATAATTTCAGATATTTTTAATGCCTGTCTAACCTTCACAACTAAAAAGGAATATCTTCATTATTTGAATCATGTATTGGCGCATCAGTTTCCAATACGTCGTGGTTTTCAGCATCAGCAACATTACCCTCTTTATCTTCTAATGGATAACAAGCTACTCCAGTAAAAGGCCTACCACTTTTGCCTACTTTTTTGTAGCCATTAAAATTATATTTTTTACCATCAACAGTAATATCACCAAATAAATCAGCTTGTGTTTCTTTGGTTTTGTTTTTGTTTATTGTCAATTTACCAACAGACATAGCTAACTCATATTTGACATAATCTTTTTCTGGGTCAGGGTCTTGATATTTTAAAATAGCAAAATATCTTTCCTCACCTCCAAATAAAATTTTACCTTTTCTTGGAACAGTCACGCAGTTTTCTTGGAACAAAGTTCCATCACCATCTTTTTTAACGTACTCACTCATTTTTCTAATTTTCTCCTTAAATCATCTGTATCAACAGCAAGTTTATATTCATATCCTTTCCCACCTTCAATACGTCTTTTATCTATAACCTCACCAGTCATTGGTAAATTATATTTATTACGTTGTGGAATTTTTCTTATATCTCGTATGGCAGCCGATATGCTCGGCTCACCATACAACCTACCCACTTTCTCACGGATAGTTTTTTGCAAATCCCAAAATGTCCACCATTTGCCATTTAATAAACAAATGAAAACATAATCGTCTATGCTATTCGGCCTCATATAGTTTCGTAAGCATCAATAAGATTGCTAAACACCTCTATATTTTGGTCATTTTCTTCTAGCTCTCCTCTATGTTGCTTTATGCTTTTGGCATTAGCTTCATAGAATTTCTGACAGTTAGCATCGTCTGGCTTCCCTGCTACTTTTCTAAGTGCATCAATGTATTTACCTATGTCATCATAAGCGCTCATTTTAGCGCCTTTGGTGTCAAGCAAAACATATTTCTTTTCTAAAGTAGGCGCTGCTGCTTTGTTATTAATGGCATTATCCATCTCAAAAGCAGAGGCAAACTCACCACCTGATAGGCCAAGATTAGCTAAAGCTCTACCAATGGCAGAAGTTTCACAATTTTCCAACGCAGAAGTTGTATTGACCATGCCCTTATTTCTAAATTCTTCGGCAAATCCATTAGCAACCTCACGCCAATTACCATCTTGATAAACAGAGATTGTTGCTTTTACAACCACTCTCTCTAAATCAGAAAACTCAACTTCGGTCTTAATTTGTGCATCAATACCGAAATGCTTACGAAACACATCTGTCCTTGTGGACACCTGTGTATAGAACTTCCCTTTAAGACTAATTTTGTCTTTTTGAGGAAGGTTAGATAGCTCAGCTATCGCATTATTCAATCTATTCATTTTTACTCCATATAGATTTAGCAAATAACTTTTCTTTATCTGACCACATCCATGAATCAAGATTAGGAAAATACATATCTGCAATTTCATTTTTATCACCAATACTAAGCACACGCTCAATTGCTTTTGCGCCTCTCAGTAGGTCATCAAAGTTAGCTTCAACGTCATCAATAACTACTGATTTGACGTCTGCTTTAGTTTTGCTTACACATATGTAATCAACTATCGGCAAACAGTCTGTCGCAGTAGCATACAAACTCAGTTGTCGCTTTACAGTATTTGGCACTTCATTAGGCATACGACCAACTGTCTTAATATCCCTAACAATGCCCTCATAACGAAGGTCAATAAATCCAATCATAGGAACAGATAAACCGACGTCCATTGTGATTTGTTCTTGGTAGCTTGTAGGCTTACCAAAGGTGTCATAAAACTCAGCAGCACAATTAAAAAAATGTGGTACTAAATGTCTTTCTTTAGAGTTTTTTTCTTCATGTGGGTCAAGTCCTGCATTTTCTGATAATGCTCTATATCTTTTCATAGCTACATTAGTGCAGTTCTTTTTGCTTGGTTTTTCACTAGATAGGTAAACACCAATGGCTTCATCAACCACAGTACCTCTAAAAGCAGCTGGACTTGCATCACTTTGCATACCAAATAAATATTTAGCACACCATTTTGCAGGCTCAGTTATAAAAGTATTTACATGGCTTACAGATAAATGCTCAATACCATGCTTTGCGAAAACGTCATTACTCATTTCAATTACTCCATTTCATTGCAATTTCAAACACATTAATTATAATTCCAGAAAGGAATAAAAAAAAGTCTCAGGGCATGACAGCCCTTTGGTGTTTTCCATGAAGTTAAAAGCATACCTCAAAAAAGAAAAACTGACACAACATGAGTTTATTGATATTGTTGATATGGCGACTGGAAAAAAAATACCACAAGGAACTTTAGCAAAATGGATTTTAGAGGTAAGAATACCAAGAAAAAGTGAGATGGAATTATTACACTCTATTACCTCTGGCGAGGTTCAGCCTAACGACTTTTATAATTTGGAGTAAAAAATGTCATTTACAGTAAAACTTATATCTATTGATGATTTAATAGAATACGAAGATAACCCAAGAAATAATGATGAGGCTGTAGCAAAAGTAGCAGACAGTATCAAAGAGTTTGGTTTCAAAGTGCCAATTGTCGTTGATGAGGACATGATTATTTTGGCAGGTCATACAAGGTTAAAAGCAGCACGTTTATTAGGTTTAAAAAAAGTGCCTGTGCATCAAGCAAATGATTTAACAGAAGAACAGCGCAACGCATTCAGGATTATGGACAACAAATCTGGTGAAGCAGCTGATTGGGATAATGAATTGTTATCAAAAGAGTTTCAAAAATTAGCTGAAACTGATTTTGATATGCTTATGACAGGTTTTGATGATAAAGAAATTGCAAAGCTGACGTCAGATATTTTAGAGTTTAAACCCTCAGATGATGTGAAATTTGAAGAAGGTTTTGCTAAACTTGATGATATACAGCCAAGTAATGTAAAAATGGTCAATTTGTTTTTGAATCAAGACAATGAGCCGATTTTTCAAGAGATGATAGGAGTGCTTAAAGAAACTTGGGGACTTGAAAATTTGACTGATGCTGTTTATGAGGCTGTAAAAAAATGTTATGAAAACCCTGAAACTTAAACCACATTACTCTTTAGAGGAAGCAAAAAAAAGAGCAGGTGAATTCGTCACCGAAGATGATTTTGATTTACTGATTGAGGACGATTGTGATGCATACGATGAAAATGGTGAGCCACTATTTTTTTTCAGGAAAAATGCAATACCAACCAATTTATGTCGTGATGCGTATTACGTTCTAAGACACGCAGCAACACCAACAAATAATAGAGGCATGGCAGGTGGTATTATATCTGAGGAAACAAAGGCAGAGTGGGATATTGGTGATGTGAGTAAAGTGCAAGTAAGACTAAGAAAGAAAGATGGTACGCTTTCAAACACAAGGAGAGCTAATACAGTAAACTCTGGTATTGTTGGATTTTTTGATAGAAATGCTAGATTTCCATATTGCAGACAGACAGCTTGGTATGAGAAAAACTTTATGCAGTTTAAAGACGCTTATCCATATATAAAATATATTGATAAACTTTTTGCAGAGGCCTGTCCTGAAAGATATAAGGCACAAAAAGATATGGCAAATAAAACCAATAAAGACTTTGTCATACAAGATACTGCCTTCACAACAGTGACTGTAAACAAAAATTTCAGAACTGCTTTGCATACAGATGCAGGTGATTATGAAAAAGGTTTAGGAAATTTAGCAGTTTTAGAGGCAGGGCAATACAAAGGTGGTTATACTGTTATACCTAGATACAGAGTCGGCTTCAATGTCAGGTCAGGTGATGTGTGTTTCTTCAATGTGCATGAGTATCATGGCAATACTGAGCTAAAGAGCAAATTGGCATATGAAAGAATAAGTATTGTGTGTTATTACAGAGAAAATATGTTTCAATGCTTAAATGCTGAAAAAGAATTACAAAGAGCTAAAGCAAGACAAAGAGGCGATAGTCTTAGTGCCTAATGTGTGCGGTTTTGGGATTACATAGCCAAGATTACATAGACCTTAATCTATTAAAAAAAATATTGGTGCAGTCAATGATTAGAGGCAAACACGCTACTGGTATTGCATATTTAGAAAATGATGAAATTAAATACAAAATTATTCCTAGCCATGCAGAGAGTTTTGATATACCTGATATTGCAACAAAATATCTTATTGCACATTGTCGTTATAGCACAAGCGATTTGGAGTATAATCAACCAATAGTAAGTGATAAATGGGCTGTTGTTCACAATGGCGTTATCACACAGGCACACCCAAGCACATGGCCTGATTTATATGGTTATGAGTTCCAAACGAAATGCGATAGCGAAATAGTCCTTCGTTCTTTGGAAGATGATAAACACCCACTTAATCTTAATGGCTCTATGGCTTGTGCA